CGTGTTGACTCAGCTCGAACAGTTAGGTGCTGAACCCCCATACTACGTATGGGATGGCCCCACCCCAGGGTGGGCCACTCATCCCATGCGTAAGGGCCTGGCGCGCGGGCCGCCCTGACAGGTCTCTCCAACCCCGATCCGACGACGGCGGCCCGTACCGCCAAGCACATGACCGCCGTCGTCTTCCACCAGGACCAGCCCCCCAAGACAGGAGAGCCATCATGGCTGCGACGACTCTGATCCCCAAATCCGACAGCGCAAGATTTGAATTGCTGCCCGTCAGCAGTTCAAGCCAGCGCTGCATCCTTGCCCTTGATCTGGGCACCACGACCGGCTGGGCCCTGCGCGGCCACGACGGTCTGATCACCAGCGGCACCGCCAGCTTTCGCCCCGGCCGCTTTGACGGCGGCGGCATGCGATACCTCCGCTTCACCAACTGGCTGGGCGAGCTGGACCGTCTGTCCGGGCCCATCGCCGCGATCTGGTTCGAGGAGGTCCGGCGCCACGCGGGCACCGATGCGAGCCACATCTACGGCGGTCTCATGGCCACGCTGACCGCTTGGGCCGAACTGCGGGGCGTGCCCTACGAGGGCGTCCCGGTCGGCACGATCAAGCGCCACGCCACCGGCAAGGGCAATGCCGACAAGGATGCGATGATCGCGGCTGCCCGGGCCCGTGGCTTCAGCCCTGCGGACGACAACGAAGCTGATGCCATCGCGCTACTGCTCTGGGCCATCGCAACGAATGGGGGTGTCGCATGAGGTGGCATCCCCACGGCTACGGCGGCCAGCGCCGCGACGCCGAGCAGGTCAAGCGCGAGGGCTGGCACGAACAGGGCGTGCTTGCAGTGTCAGCTGACGATCAGCGGCTGACCTGGCCGGAGCGCGAACTGGTCCGCCAACTTGGCGAGAAGCTCTATGGGCGACGCCCGATGGGAAAGGAGGTTCGCCATGGCTGACCGCATCTGGACGGCCGACTGCGTCGCCGATCATTTCGAGGAAGCGTTCCGCACCCTGCGCAAGCTGCCACCGGTAAAGGCGCAGGGGTTCTTCAACGCCTGGCCGCAGATCGTGCGCACCAGTCGCGAGATCGCGGCGATGGAACCCGAGCCCATGCGGGTCTGGCCATCGGCCGCCGCCATCACCCGGCTGGAGCAGACCTCGGACTGGGTGCTGTGGATCGAGGAGGCCGAACGCAAGCTCGTGTGGTCGCGTGCGGCCCGGGTGCCATGGAAGCAGATCAGCGGTGAGCTGGGCTGCGACCGCACCACCGCGTGGCGGCGCTGGCAGCTGGCGCTGACCAAGATCGCGGCGCGACTGAATGCGTGAGCGACTCCAATGTGTTGCAACACTTTTCTCTTCGACATCTGCAACATGTTCGTGCTATTCCGAAGGCAAGATGGGGAGAGTGCGCCGAAGGGTTCGCTCTCCCCTTTGCTTTTGGGCGGATACGGCTGGATTTCGGATTGGTTTCCGGGGTCCGGGCGGGGTCCAATCGGCATCCATCTCGCTAACCCACTGATTTCTGGTTCCTTCCTGGCAACATTCGTATGCTGGCGGGCGAAGCGCGGCACATCGCTAGCGACAGGGCCGGGTTTTTGGGAAGCCAGCCGGAAGCCACCGCTGCCTGAACCCGCCTGAAACACCGCAAAATCAAACCCTTGAAGCTGGACACCCCCGGTGGCCGCTGGACCCCGCGTGGAGTCCAGTCCGGACCCCGGATTCCGGAAGCCAAGGGCATCCATCCTGACCCGAGGAATGACCCGACGATGACGCTGAGTTTTGCCCCGGATCGGATCGAGATGTGGCCGCTGGCCAAGCTCCAGCCCTATGCCCGCAATGCCAAGGCGCATGGCGCGGACCAGGTTGCGAAGATCGCCGCCAGCATGGCCGAGTTCGGTTGGACCGTGCCGTGCCTCGTGGCCGAGGATGGTGAGCTGATCGCGGGGCATGGCCGGGTGTTGGCGGCAACGCAGCTCGGGTTGACCGAGGGACCGGTGATCGTGCTGGGCCACCTGACCGAGGCGCAGCGCCGGGCATATCGGATCGCCGACAATAAACTGACTGAACTCGGCACCTGGGACGAGGCGCTGCTCTCGGCGGAATTGAACGATCTGTTGGCCGAGGATTTCGACCTGTCGCTTGTCGGTTTCTCCGACGGCGAGTTGGACAAGCTGTTGTCCTTCGTGCCGGAGGGGGACTGGCAAGAAGGTGGCACCGGGGGCTCGGTGCCTCCGGTGACCATCCCCGAACCACCGCGCAATCCGGCCTCGCGCACCGGCGACCTGTGGATTCTTGGCGACCACCGGCTCCTTTGCGGTGACAGCACCAGCGCCACCGACGTGCGCCGTCTGATGAATGGCGAGCGGGCAATCCTGTTCGCGACTGACCCGCCGTATCTGGTGGATTACGACGGTTCCAACCATCCGACCCGCAACAAGGACTGGTCGGCATCCTACGGCACGACCTGGGACGACAGTTCGCAGGGGGCCGAGCTTTACGATGGTTTCATCGAGGCCGCCGTGGCGGAGGCCATCGCCGAAAACGCCGCCTGGTATTGCTGGCACGCGTCCCGCCGCCAGGCGATGTTGGAAGCCTGCTGGGAAAAGGCCGGGGCCTTCGTGCATCAGCAGATCATCTGGGTGAAGGACCGCGGGGTTCTGACCCGCTCGCACTACCTCTGGAAACACGAACCTTGCTTCATGGGCTGGCGCCGCCCGAACCGCCCGCCGAAGGTGGCCGAGGAAACGCTGCCATCGACATGGGCGCTGCCGAGCTTCGCAAAAGACGAGCGGCCCGACCACCCGACACCGAAACCGCTCGATGCCTTCGGAATTCCCATGCGCCAGCATGTGGCGCGGGGCGGGCTTTGCTATGAACCCTTCTCGGGCTCCGGCTCGCAGATCATGGCGGGCGAGGCAAACGGCCGCCGCGTCTTCGCGATGGAGATCAGCCCGGCCTATGTCGATGTCGCCGTGGAACGCTGGCAGGCCGAGACCGGCCGCGAGGCGATCCTCGACGGCGATGGCCGGACCTTTGCGCAAATCAGAACCGAGCGGCTTGGCGCTGACGTCGACGTCGAGTCCGAACCCACCGCTCCTTTGATCCCCGCCGCGTGAGGCCATGCATGACCTGGTTGTACCTTCCAACGGACGCGCTTCCGGAACCGGAAACGTGTGCCTTTTCGGCCTCTCCCTCTGCTCTGGCGCAGGCGGTCTCGACCTCGGGCTCGCCATCGCCATCCCCGGATATCGTGCTGTGGGCCATGTCGAACGGGAAACCTTCGCCGCAGCCACTCTCGTGGCGCGGATGGAAGATGCGTCCCTGGATCAGGCTGTTGTCTGGGACGACGTTGGAACCTTCGACGGCCGCCCGTGGCGCGGCGCGGTGGATATCGTCAGTGCGGGCTATCCGTGCCAGCCGTTCTCGGTCGCAGGCCGACGGCTCGGCAGCGAGGATCCACGCCATCTCTGGCCGCATGTCGCCCGCATCATTGGCGAGGTCGAGCCGCCTTTCGTCTTCCTCGAGAATGTCGCCCATCATCTCCGCCTCGGCTTCCCCGAAGTCGCCAGCGGACTGGTCGGCATGGGCTACCGCCTTGCGGCAGGCCTCTTCACATCGGCGGAAGTCGGTGCGCCCCACCGGCGCGAACGTCTGTTCATCCTTGCCATCCGCGAGGGGGACGAGTTGGCCGACCCCGCGCGCCTGCTCTGGAACCCGGTCGAGTGGCGGGAACCGGACGGAATTGCTGCGGCTCTGGCCGACGCCCCGTGCCAGTGCGAACGAGAACCGGCAGACGAAACCGACACCGTCGCAGGAAGCGGGGCAGCACGGGATGAACCTCGCGACAACGGCAGCGCTCTGGCCGACACCGCAGATCGACAGTTTCCGCAGCCGGGGTGGCGAGCGGAAAGAGGAGAAGGGTCTGGACCGGATGGCGCGGGACTGGCCGACTCCGATGGCGAACGACGGCTGCAAGCCGAGCGCGGGCAATCGGCGTACGGCCGACCTGACCCATGCGGCGGGAATGTGGATGACCCCGACGACGCGGGATCACAAGGATGGGGCGACAACCTTAGCGAACACGCCGGTGAACGGCCTGCTTGGCCGCCAGGTCCTGGTGACGCCGATGGTTGGGAGCGATACCTCCGATGCGCGCCGGACCTTGAACCCGCTGTTCGTCGAGGCGCTGATGGGTTGGCCCACCGGGTGGACCGGCTTCGGCTCTGTGGCAACGGCGTGGTCCCACTGGTTGCAGCGCATGCGCTCAGAACTTTGGCAGCTGAATTGCTGGCCGATGGATGAGGTTGCGGCATGAAGCAGTCACGCGCCATGTCGCTGGTCGAGTCGATCGCCAATGTAATCGTCGGCTACGGCGTCGCGGTGGCAACGCAGATCCTGATCTTCCCGGTCTTCGGGCTGCACACGACGCTCGCTCAGAACCTGAAGATGGGCGCGGTGTTCACCGTGGTCAGCATCGCGCGATCCTACGTTCTGCGGCGGCTGTTCGAAAGGTTCCATTGACGCGATGCGGGACGATCATTTATCCTCACTCTGCTGCGATTTCGGCTTTGGCCGACTTGAGTAAGCCAGCGGCTACTCTGACCTGAGGTCTTGTCCTGCAGGTTTCGCGGTCCGGCATGCGGAGCCACGGATCACCGGGCCTCGCGCGAGCAGGAGCTTCCAGCCGGGGAGCGTCCGTTACGGGCGTCGCGCATTCGCTTCTCACGAAGTCGAATGAAAGGACCCGTGTCATGGGATCTGTTAAACGTATCCGTCAGAGGAAGATGATGGCCCAAGGTGGCCGCTGCTACTATTGCGGCCTGCCGATGTGGGACGATGCTGCTGAAGCCGCATCTTCTCAACGAAACTACCAAACGAGGCGGACCCCAAAGGCGCTACGCTGCACCGCCGAGCATCTACACGCCCGCTCCGACGGTGGTCGCGACACGGATGAGAACATCGTTGCGGCCTGCTGGTACTGCAATAGCCAGCGCCATAAGCGGAAGTGCCCGCCCTCGCCCGAAGAGCATCGCGTGTATGTCCAGAAGCGCATGGCAGCCGGAAAGTGGCTGCTGGCGTAGGTGTCATTGGTCGGTCTCACAGCTACACTGACGAGGCCATCGTGGATACAGGCCGCCGCCCGGTCTGGGCGGCGGAGTAGCGTTTCCGGCGTTGGGTCAGGCGGCGGGAAGCCTGTAGACCCGCCCGCGCCCCTCGACCTTCTCCGAGGTCACCTCGAGCCCGAGCTTCTTCTTCAGAGCACCGGCCATCGCGCCGCGCACCGTGTGCGACTGCCAGCCCGTGGCGGCGGTGATCTCCTCGATGGTCGCGCCTTCTGGCGCGCGCAGCATGGCGATCAGCGTGGCCTGCTTGGTGCCCTCGCGCGGCGTGCGCGCCTTGGACGCGGCGTCTGGTTCGCTCGGGGTCTCGGGTGCGGGCCCTTCGGTCGGCGCGTCCGTCTCGCCCACGGGCGCGGTGTTTGCGTCCTCAGGCTCGATGCCGATGGCGGCAAGGCCTGCGTCGGTGGCAACCAGCGTGGTGCCGTGGCCGTCGCCGGTTTCGCGCCACATGGGTTCGCCCTTGCGCAGGTTGGCGTCGACTTCTTCGAGGTAGCCCTTGGCAATCATCGCGCCGACCACCTTGGCGGCGGCACCGCCGCGCAGGCTCTCGGGCAGCGGCAGGGCGATGCGCTCGGGCCGCTGAGCGGCGGCGCTCAGGATCATGGCTTGAGTGTCGGAAAGCTGGGTCATCGTCGTCTCCGTGTCGGGGCGCGCGGGATGCGGGCCCTTCTACGAGGCCAAGCCCCGCTGGGCGGGGCTGGCGCGATGGTCGGGTTGATTACTCGGCGTGCTCGCCCTCGCCGAAAAGGAAATCGGTGATCTTCTGGAGGTCGCTGGCGACGCTGCTGATCGAGCCGACGCTGCCCCAATTGACCGCTTCCGGATCGAAGTTGAAATGGTCGTCGCTGAGCGCCTGAAGTCGGGCGAGCAGCGCGTCGATCTCGGCCTTCTTGCCGATGAAGGCGTCGAGGGCTTTGGTGTTGTCGGTCGCGCGGCGGGTCATCTTGGTGGCTCCTTGGTGAGTTGCATCGTCCTTCTGAAAGGACGTTCGCTCTGTCCGCGATGCTTATCAACTCGATAAGCACATGAATCGGAATGATAATCGGAGCCGCCAATGCAGGGCATGAGCGAGCGCCAGTACGCCGCGCATGTCGGCCTGTCGCGGGGCGCGATCCAGAAGGCGAAGACGGCCGAAAGGCTTGTGCTGTTCGCGGATGGCAGCATCGATGCCAAGGCCAGCGATGTGCGCCGGGCGGAAACGACCGATCCGTCGAAGACCCGGAAGCCGCCCGAACAGAAGATGAAGCCGGTTCCCGAGGCCGCCGTCGCTGCCGTGGGTGACACGCTGCGCGAACAGGGTCTGGCGGTGCCTGCGGTCGGTGGCAGCACAACGTACCTTCAGGCGAAAACCGCCAACGAGGTTCTCAAGGCGCAGGAGCGGCGCATCCGGCTGCAGAAGCTGAAGGGGGAGTTGATCGAGCGGGCCCGCGCGCTGTCGCTGGTGTTCCGGCTGGCGCGGGAGGTGCGGGACGCATGGGTAAACTGGCCTGCGCGGTCGTCGGCATTGATGGCTGCGGAACTCGGCGTGGAACCGGCCGCGATGCAGAAGGCCTTGGAAAGACATGTCCGTGCCCACCTCGAGGAACTTGCCGAGGTCCGGCCCGATTTCCGGTGAAGCTGGCGACGACCTGACCGATTTCGACGGCGCGACAGAAATCCTGCGCACCTGGGGTGCGGGGCTGACACCCGATCCGGATCTGACAGTCTCGCAATGGGCGGACAAGCATCGGATGCTGTCGGGCCGGGCTTCTGCCGAACCGGGACGGTATCGCACGGCGCG